CTGTCTTGCCGTTGTATCGGTTCTTTAGAACAACCAACTTTGCGTGATTCTCGCCAGAGGAGATGTTTCTCTGTAGAGCGATAACCAGATCAGATAGCTGGACAATGGAATGGGAGCCTCGCAAATGCCCAAGGGAGATTTGTGCCCCGTCTTCGTGTCCTTTGTCATTTTGAGAACGCCTAAGGTGAGAGATAAGAATCATCCCGATGCCTGTCTCCGCCACAAAAGAGCGGAGCTTAGTCATCACCAAATCAATAGTCTTCCTCTCATCACCCATCGAATCAGCATTACCACTGAGCAGGATGGAGAGGTGGTCAAGGATGATCCAACTAACACCCATTGACTTGACCATAAACCGTATGTCGTTGAGAATGACATCAGGATCGACTGACCCAAACCCATCCCTTAGAAATACGGAGCCAGACCCAACACTCCCATCGAAGGCAGTGCGAAAGTCCTCAGTAGAGAGTTGGTTGGAAATATGCAAAGGACTATTAGCCTTCACACTCATTAGCCGTAAGGCAGTGCGTTGGACACTCTCCTCTAGGGCGATGTACCCAACCTTGAACCCCTGATCAACTAAAGCTTGGGCAGTCTCACCACAAAGGGTTGACTTCCCCGCTCCAGATCCTGCCGTGCAAGTGACCAGTTCGCCAAGTCGAAGACCACCAGTAACGGCATTAAGAGCGTCAAATGGCCAATCAGCATCCCTAGGAGGGGTAGGCTTAGAGACCAAATCGAATAGGTCTCGCCCGTCAATGATCGACTGTGGTGTGTACTGTTTCTTGTTATAAATCGCTTGTCGGATCGCATCCGGTTCCTTTGCTACTAATGCCTCATTGGCATCTTTATACGGTGAAATGTTGGCAATAAAGACCCGATCTGATGGGAACAAACTTGCACAGTCTTGTGCCGCCTGAACCCCAGCTGCATCAGTATCAAATAGAAGCACAATCTCCTCAAAGCCCAGGCACCAATTCAGTTGGGCCTCTAGTGCCTTCTTAGCCCCTGCTGCGCCATTCGGGACGGAGACTACTGGCCAGTTATTTCGGGCCGAGTACACTGAAAGGCAATCAATCTCTCCCTCAGTAATCACAAGAGTCTTGCCACTACCGAAAAGGTTCTGACCAAAGAGCTGTTTGTCTTGGTTCTTCCCTACCCAGGAGAATTGCTTGTCCTGTGTTCTCTCCTTATAAGCAATAAGAGTACCGCCAGAAGAGTAATAGGGAAAACGCAATACAGCGCCAACATCAGTCTGATCAACTCGTACATTAAATTTACGACTGGTTTCTGGTGAGATGGAGCGGAAGCGTTGAAACTCTCCCGTGAAGTTCATTAGTTTTGTGTGGGTGCGGTTGAGGCTTGTGATAATTTCCCCATCGCCCCGGTCGTAGCTATTACAAGAGAAACAAAAGCCCGATCCAGATGCGTACCGGGCTAATGCGTCTGAGCTACCACACTTGGGACAGGGTTCGTGTCTAACGAATTCGCTGTCGTTTTCCATCACCCATCTTTAAGCTGGTGGTGATACTCAGTAAGGCCCTCTGCAACACCATCAACGATGTCCTCAGGTTCGAAACCCAAGTAATCCAATAGCATTAGGAATGAAACTGAGAACTTACGCAGTTCATCAACATCATCAGATTTGCTGTAAGTCATTCGTACCAATCGGGTGGGATGTTGTTTGCAGAACACCATTTGAACCCGTGCTTCTCAGCCCAGGCCCAGTAGGTAGTGGAGCTATTCTTATTAAGTTTGTTATTAGGCGCCTGGAAGACAAAGCGAATGTCCTTGTCAGGATTTGCATCCCGAACACATAACATCTTGCGTCTGTCCCCAGGCTTTAGATACCCTTTGGCCTCAAGGATGACGCCATTAGGGAGAATAAAATCAGGACGATAAGTAGCTGTAACCGTGTAATCGAGCTTGAGAGTCTCGTACTCGAATGGAATGTTATTTAGTTCAAACCATTGGGCCAGCCGCTCTTCAAGGCGACTGCGGTACATCAGAACTCGTAGGCGTCTTCATCGGTCTTGGGCCGAGCATCTCGAACGTTGGGTTCGGATTGCTTGAAGCCCGGCGTAGCCCCAAGTACACCAAATACATCATCAGCGGTGAGATCACCAGAGTCAGCAACTCCAGTACCAGCTACAAGTTCAATGACCTGAGCCCCCTTGACCTTGAGTGAAACTCCAACCTTGTTACCAAAGTGATACGGTTTCAGATCAACAATTAGGCGAACTTTGGTTCCCTTGCGAATATCAGTGTCCAGATCCAATTCTTTACCCTCAGTATCAACCCAGGGAAACATTGGAGATTTGGATTCACCACCGTAGGAAACTTTGACCAGACCCTCTTCATCCCATTTGGGAAGCTCACGGGAGACCCGCTTACCAGCAGCCTTGGATTCAGCCCATTTCAGGCCAGATTCAAAGCTTTCATCAAAGGCAGGTAGCTCAGCCTTAGGGATCTTGAAGCCGATAGTGCAGTTGTTGTATTGACCGGATGGCTTAAGAGCGTTGGTGTAGCCCTCAAGGGTGGTGGAAATAACAAAGCGGTTTGCCATAGCAAAGTGATTAGCAGAAAAAATAGGTGCTGTCCCGGACGGTCTCCAGGTCCAGCGTTTCTTTGATCAGTCCATCGGGCACATCAGATCCCTGTGCCTTTGCCCATTCGCAAAGGATCGGGTTGTTATACAACTCAATGAACTTCTCTCTTAATAAAACTCCAAGCTCATTGTGATCACAGGATCGAGCAAATACACAGTCGTGGATGACTGTGAACGGACGTTCCCATTTGGCGAACGTTTGATGGAGATGACTGGCATCTAGAGAATGCACTAAATTAGGTGCAGATGCCGATACGTGGTGTTTGAGATCAGGTTCCTTGTAGCCCACAGCCAATGATGTTTTGAACATCGACCCCAGCAGTTGTGTTTCAACTCGAATGGTGTCGGGCTTTCGTAGGTTTTGTATGACAGGAAACCCAGAGGGTACTGTCCAAGAGAGTTGTTGCTTACCACTTCGGATTGCCTGATCAGCAACCTTTTGGATAAACTCCATACACTCCACAGGACCAGGAAATACCTTGCGGATTGCGTGGTCATAGACTGCACTGGTGATCTCCCCAAGGGCTCCAGGAATTGAGAGATCTCTCCCATCCTTATAAAGCTGATCACGGATGTAGCCTCGGGCGCTGTGTTTTGTGACGCCATAAGGCAGGCACATCGTTGGCTTTTTGGTGACCTTCCTGCTCATCCATTCCTGTAGTTCAGGGGAGAGCTTCTCCTTAGCCTTCTCTGAAACAGCTAGGTAGCCATCGGAAGGTTTGGGAGTAGGAGCCACATTCACCTGCTCTGCAGCAGAATGATCCAAAGTGAGGGCTGAAAGATGCTGAATGCCGGAGGCCGTTGCATCTACCCCGATGGGTAGGCCTGATGTGGTTTTGGTCTTGTAAATACAGCAGGCTTCGTATTCGATTGCTGCTGCACAGAAAGTCCAAGGCTCTTCGGCTGCTTCCCATAACGGAATGCTTTCGATTGGATCTGCAGCAATGGCCTGGATCATCTCCAGATTGTTGCGAGTCCAGTCCACCCGATCCTGCATCGAAGCTTTATCCAACCCATAAGCTGTGGCACAGGCAAAAGCTAGCCAGAACTCATCCACCGGACCCTCCTCATAGAAGTAGAAGAGGCTCTTGTCAAAATCAGTCCCCTGGATCGTCAAACCAGAGGCTTGGATGGGGTACATACGACCCCTGTAATCGAAATTCCAACACAGCCACAGCAACTCATCGCCATACTTGTTCGCCACAAAGAGCGTCTCAGTGGTCCTGTAATTGCGCTGTGATAGGCCTGCGTTGTAATCGTGGATGGTTGTAGCCTTGCGCTTATAAGATGTGATCTCGTCCTCTGTAGAGCCCTCTGGTGGCTTCTCAGGAAGAGGCATTGGATCCTCAGCGTGGAATTTACCAATGCTGATTCGCTTGGCTTGGCAGTAGTTGGCTACCTCCAGGATGGTTGGATTGATCCGATAAGACACACGCTGAAGGTTGTTCAACGTGGCAAGGGCCTGTGTCCCTTCTATTGGTGTCGGTATAAGGTGGTAATCCCTTGTCCTGATTAGCTTGTGGCGATTTGTCAGCTCATTGGTGATGTACCCACCGCTGTAGTCCATTTGCCCTGACCAGTCGTTTGGTGGGCAGAGCATTGGCCAGGTGCAAAAGGCGCGTTCTGAGGCAAGACTCAAGATGGCTTCAACATGCTCTAAGAACTGAGGCTCAAACGTAACCAAGAGTTGACTTCTCCTGTTACTACGGATAACTGTCTTTGGGGATGCCCAGCCTGTGGCCGTACAAAAGCAGTCCAATAGCCAAGCCCCAACCCGATGTCGGGTTTTAGTTGGCCACGATTGCCACTTCACCCCCTTCTTATTCATCGTCAATTTGAAGCGGGTTGCCCTCTGACGGGTGCCAGTGGTGTGCCGAAACTCTTTGACAATGTGGGTGAACAATCCCCGGTTGACCCGTTCTAGGTAGTCAATGCGTAATTGATCCTGAATACAATCACCTATATGCAAGCAGAGTTGAGTGTGCTCAGGAGAACGATCTTTACCAAATCGATCTAAGCAACACTTGATCGTGATGAGTGCTAAGACATCAGGATTACCATCTCTAATAGCATCAATGTAGATGGTATTAAAACCAGCCCTTCCTGAAGTGAGCTTGCCGTACCGCTCTTTAATCAACGCGGCCATCGGTTCAATGGCCTGCTTAGTCAGAGCTTGTCCATACACAGTAGAGCTGGCGTAAGTTTTATCTTCCGCCCGACGAGTACGTTCTTTAAGTCTAGAAACGGCCTCACGGTGCATCTCTGTTTCTAAACTAAGCTCCCGAATCATTAACTCTTGGAGTTCCATAGGTGCGCTAGTACCCGTAAATCGAGGTTTGCAGTGGCAAAGTGAGTTATCAATAAAAAAGCCAGGGAGTAACTCCTGGCCGATATTTATGGTTTGCTATAGCAAAGTGAGTGCAATCGGAACCTGAAACTATAGATGCAATGTCAAAAGCATTGCTATGACTAGCTTCTTAGGTGATTCCTGAGGCACTTGTGGTGGGGTCATGAGGCAGTTTTGAGGCTTGTGATTCCGCCCTAGACGCGCCTAGACACCCCGAGTGGTAAGTTCGTTGGGTCGATGACGCGGTTGTGGCGGAATTGGTAGACGCGCATGTTTCAGGTACATGTGCCTTCGGGTGTGGGAGTTCAAGTCTCCCCAACCGCATCGACA